TGCATAAAAGAGACGAACAATTTGTAATTAAAAAAGGAGAACCTATGGTTCAAATAATACCATTTAAAAGAGAATCTTACAAAATGTGGTCTGGTTTTTATTTAGAAAAATTACACAGTAAAACTCTTAATTTTTTAAGTAGTAAATGGTCTGACAAATATAAAACAATGTTTTGGAGTAAAAAAAGTTACAAATGATTAAGATAGAAGATTATATTGTAAGATATGAAAATATATTAGATGAAAAAACATGTGATAGTATAGTACAAACTTATGATAAAAAAAATTGGAATAGGTCAACAGTATCTGACTCAGAAGTAAACGAATCAAGAAAATGTTTTGGTAGGCCTTTAGATAAAAAATTTCATGAAAAAATATTTAATGCTATTGGATCAATTTTAAATTCATATAAACAAACTCATCCTTTTTTTCACACAGGTTTAACATGTGAAGATACAGGATATGAACACTTAGTTTATCTCGGTAGTGAAAAAGGAGAATACAAGATGCATTCAGATCATTTTGATTTATACCCAAGAGTTTTAAGTATTTCATTTATTCTAAATGATACTTACGATGGAGGTGATTTTTGTTTTTTTGGAGATTCTTCTTTAACCATAAAAAAGAAAAAAGGATCAGCTGTTGTTTTTCCTAGTAATTTTTGTTTTCCTCATGCTGTTACTCCTGTCTCCAATGGTGATAGACACTCAATAATTACATGGATACATTAAAAAAAAATAAATACAAATATGTAAATAAAATGTTGTCAGCCGATATGGTTGAATTTTTAACTTCTTATAGTTTAAAAAACTTTACCAAAGGTGATGATCAAGTTCCTTTATCGTCTGCTAATCACTCAAGAAACTCTGATATTTATAATCATCTTATTCATTATTTACTTCCTATTATGGAAAAAGAAAGTAATTTAAAATTAAAACCAACATATTCTTATAATAGAATTTATCTTGGCGGAGCAGAACTTGTAAAACATAAAGATAGAAATGCATGTGAGATAAGTGCATCAATAACTTTAAAATATTTTTATCAAGACCCTAATTATAAATGGCCTTTATGCATGGGAAATAAACCTATAGTTATAAATTCAGGAGATGGTGTTATTTACAAAGGTTGCGAAATAGAACATTGGAGACCTGTTTTTAATCAACCAAAAGAATATTGGCATCATCAATTATTTATACATTATGTTGATGTAAATGGTCCTTATTCAGATATTAAAGAAGAGGTTTAGGAGTAATTTGAATCGTAGTCTATCCAGGTTTTATCTTCAGGAGACCCTGCATCTTTATGAGCTACTTTAGCAGCTTCTATTTGACCTTTTCTTGTTTCAGCCCAAGTTAATAAACCTGCAATAGTAGTAGATCCTACAGCGTCGCTAGTAGCACTTAAATTAGTATTTCCTGTCATCATTCCATTAGAAGCATCTTTGTTTTGAATTTCATTTTGTCCTGTTAAATTATTCCAGATAACTGCGTGAATAGTGTTTGGACACCAAGCATCAACCCAATTTTTACCTTTATCTGCCCACTCAATAAGATATGAATCATCAATTAAAATGTGACTTCCATTTCCTATTACTATTTGTGTTGCCATGTGTATCTCCTAATGTTTTATAATATAGTTAACCACCACAAAAGGTGAAAATGAATTTGTACCTGCCGCTGTGACTGTACCAGTTAAACTTGTTGTAATATTACCAGTCAATGTTCCTGATAAAGTATGAGAGTGATTATGTCCCGTTCCTGAACCTTGTGAGTCTGTAGGAGAAACACCAAATGATCTGTTACCACCAACTTGCACTGGAAAGCTACCTCCAGTAGGTGTTAAGTCTAAAGCGTTTCTGGAAGGACCATGAGAATGGGCAGCTACTTGAGCTAAAGTCAAACTTGTATTGTCAATACTTCCTGTGACAGTAACAGTTTGGTTTGTAGCATTTGTAGCAGCTTGGTTATTAGTAACAGCTACTGTAACGGTATTTGCACCGCCAGTGCCAGCCAAGTTGTACGTATTACCATCATAACCTTGTGGCATTTTACCTTGTAATTGAGGAACGTTAAAAGTTGTTGAACCATCACCAGATCCATAAGTAGTAGAAACAATAGCAAATAAATCTGCATATGTTGATCTTGATACAGCCGAACCATCACATAATAAGTAACCTGCTGGAGCTGTAGTTTTAGTCCAAGGCTTAATTGCGCCTACTTCACTTCTATTTACTATATCTTGTAAGTTAGCCATTAGTCGTTATATTTCAACCTCCATCCATTGTCACTGTTTACATATACCAGAGCAATGCCCGCACCGTTAGTGCTAATTGTTAAATCTGCAGCTGATCCTTGTATCTTCTGTGAGTTACGACCTACTGTTAAATTGTTTGTACCAAAAGTTCCTTCAGCGTCAATAATTTTTACTTGATTTCCAATTGAAGGAGAAGAAGGTAAAGTAATTGTGAATGCGCCACCAGATGTATCAGCGAAAAGATTATCTCCATCTGATGCTGTATAGTTACTGGTTTTAATCTGCCAAGCTTCACCTAAACCAGCAAGAGAAAAAATATCATACCAGTTAGTACCATCAGTAGCCACCATTCTGTACTTACCATTTGTAATGGTAACAGTGTTTCCTGAAGCACCTAATCTAGCAGAAATATCTGCACCACCAGAAATGTTATTGTAAATACCATAAGTTTTTTGTGTAGCTGGGAATTGTAAAGTGTGAGTTGTAGAAACTGTACCTGTTAAAATTAATTGATTTTGTCTAGCTTCATTGTTTGCTTGAGTTTGAGGACCATCGCCATTTGTAAGCGTTGTTGAAGTTCCTGTAGTAATTGCTTTAGAATAAACACCAGCAATAGCGAACTCAAAAACTTGAGAGAAATTGTTATTCGTAATAGTACCCCAGGTACCCGAATTCTCTCCTGATGTTTGTAGCTCTATTCGTAAGCCAGTTGAATAAGTTGAACTCATTTAATCTCCTAATAAAGTTTTAATAATTATTTTAAAGTTTGTCAAAACTTTTATGCGGCTTTATGGACTTCTGTCCAACTTATATCCGAGTTAGAATCATCTACTTCAGACCAGAAAGTTCCTTGTAGATTACCTGTACTACTTGTAGCAGAAACTCCAGTCGGTGTAAAGCTAACATCTGTACGAATATTTAATACTCCAAAAGATATTGTAGCTGATACACTAGGTGCTTCATAGCTAGTTTCTTGCGTTTCATCTCCTAAAGAAGAGGTCATATTAACACCAGTAACAAATACTGATGTTCCAACAGTGCCAACAGCAGATGTCATTGCATTACCAGAAGGGAATACAACAAATTCTGGATCAGCTTCTGGTGTACCTAAAGAAATATCAAGTTGAGGTTCACTTGCAGCGACAACAGTTACTTGTGAGTCACCTGATATTGAGAAAGTTCCTATTGATGAAGTTGTTGAAACTCCAGTTACAGATATATTTTGATCAGTGGCAACTGTTTCTGTCCCTAAAGAGGTAGTAAGTGCTTGACCTGTAAGAGCAAATGAACCACCTACCGCATTCCATTGTTGATCACCCCATCCAATAGAGTTTCCTGTGTTTACATCTGTATCACGATTCCAACCAGTTGTTGATGTTACTGATTGTGATTCATCTCCAACAGAAGAAGTAAGAGAATTACCAGTTACAGATATGTTCTGATCTGTTGATACTGTCTCAGTTCCGATACTAAATGTAAGAGAATTTCCCGAAGGATTTACTTCAGCAATACCAACAGCAGTAATAGTTCCAGCAGTTGATGTTAAACCAACACCAGTTACAGATATGTTCTGATCAGTCGCAACTGTCTCAGTTCCCAGAGATGACGTGAGGCCATTACCTGTAACAGAAACAGGTGCCTGTTGGTTCCACGCACCACTGTTCCAAGTTTCTCGGCCCCATCCTTGGATAGAGGCCATGTTTTATCTCCTATGCGATTCTTAGAATTGCAGCAGTTGCTTCAGCAGCAGGGAACGTAATTGTAAATGTTCCTGAAGTTGAAGATTTAACCGCACCAAAATCTAGTACGCAAACAGATGCATTTGTAGTTAATCCAGATACAGTTGAACTATTATAAATAACAGCAGCTTGTGCTGAAATAGTTGCACTTGTAAATGAAATATCTGCAAAATCACAAACAGCCGTGTCTGTAGATAATGCTGGCGTAACAGATGTTAACGCACCGCCACCTTCAGAATAAGTTCCTGAGTTTGCTACTTCATCAGTTTGACTAAATGCAGTTGTTGATTTGCTTAAAGTTGCTTCGTTGTCGTATAATGCTAGTTTAAAAGTGTTCCCTGTCGTAGCCGTAAAATTGTGTAGGCCTTTAAGGATTTCCACTTTGAAACTGTTACATACAGCTTGAGTAATTGCCATAATAATCTCCTATGGGTTCCTTGATTCGAGAGGGATACGAATAACGCCGTCCCGAAATTCGTCTCTACGGTCACGCCCCATCTCATATGTGGCAAGAGCCTGTACAGACTGATTATACATTTTATCGTAGTATTGTATCATATCCGCTGGACCTTTCAAGTATCCAAGTGCTTCTAAAATACAACCATACAATAGCACGTTTGGCGCATTTTGACTTAACCAAGTAGATGTAGTCGTACTTGATAAACCATCAGGCTTATACGTGTATGCGAGCTCTACAGTTAATGCAGCGTTCGGGGTCGGCGCAAGATAGTGTGTGTCTTGGTCCCACATTGCATAAAATTTAGGCGTTGAGGTAGAAGTTCTATCTGGTGCGTATTCATTCATAAACGAAATATCTTTTTGTATCAAGTAAGTTCTGTCATCATTACTATCTATCAATTGTACATATCTCGTTGCTTCCCAATCAGCAGGAAGTGGTAAAAAAGGGTTATTAATTGTAAGTGTTGCTGTGTCGTATTTTCTATAATAATTTAAATCTACTGTTCTTCTTACTTTATCTTCAATAGATTCAATAAAGGGTTGAATAACAGCATTAGAAAGCACGTTTGTGCTTGTTTCTGTGTAATTTCTTATATTATCTGTTAAATCGGAATAATCGGTCATGACGTGCTCACTGTAACATTACCTACGACAGAATTCAACTGTGTAGGTTTATTTGGTTGTTGTACACTTAAAGGCATCATGCTTTTTTGTGTAGAAGCATAAGCTACCCCGTTTGCATAAAAATTAGTAACTGGCATATCTAATGTTTGAAATTGATTTACTTGTAATCCAAATCCTTCTCCGTCATAATCAGCATCACCAGTTGTTGGTTTGACCACTGTTCTTCCTGCATTTACAGGTCCAGTAGCACCACCAACAAAAACTCTAGAGTTAGCTATTTGAGACCTAGCATATTGTAAAGATTGAGGGTCTGTTACAATCGGTAAAGGTTCTAGTTGAGGTTGTTTAGGTTCAAACTCACTTATATGAACCCACGAACCAT